CTGTTCTTGCGATCTTTTTCACAGATCCCGCCGTAGCCAGCTTTAGCATACTTAGCCACTCTGAGTATCGATTCCCAGTGGAACAGCTTAAACATTGTCCCAGCGCCGTCGATCAACTCAATGTTGATAGCACTCGTAACCTCGTTGATGTCTGCTTTCCACGCGTAGATGTAAGCTCGCGTCGACTGTGATGCGTCTTCAGCCAAAATGAAGTAATCGATAGGACCAGAACGATTATCTACCAGGAGCTAGTTAACAGCCTTCCCATTGTGATCAATAAGGATACCAACTGAATCAGACAGCGTTTGAGGCTGCCCACCGCTTTGACCTCCAGTCACTACACCTGGATTTTGCCCAACTCTCCAATCCACTGTAGTCGGAGATGGAGGAACATAGGTCACTTGCCTAAAGTCGGCAAATCCAGCATTTCCCTGCGTTGGCAAAAATGCCGGATAGATCTCGGCTACTTGGTAAGTTCCAGCCGTTCTGTTCCCAAACGGCTTAGCCACGCAAATGCCTGGCTTGTTTGGATCTCCTTCAGCGTAGTCGATGAACTTTAGAATCCTTGGATCAAACCCACGGCAGATAACATAGTTGTCCCAGACATCTTCGGCGGCGACCTGCATCATGGCGCAAAACGGAGATACCCCGTCCTGTCTCAGGTTCGCATTTTCTCCCTGAATAGGATTGTATGGTGGTGGTATCTTGAATTGCGGAGTGGGCCGCCGCCGCCTACGAAACATTATCGAACGTCAACCAGCAGCTTTACGCTAGAAATTCCGGCAATCACCGCAGTTGCCGACGCACCATCGTTTACCGCGGTTGAAATTCGCAAATCGAGAATATCGCCAGGGGAAAGCGATGTTGGCGTAATGTTGAAGTCGACAGAAGCAAACGTAAGGCTATTGATACTCGTAGCCGAAGTTGTCACCAAGTCTGATCCAATAGCGTCGTCTGGGTCTTCTTGGTTCTTGTAGGCTTCGCAGTCGACTGTTGCTGATGTTCCAGCAACAGTCGTAATCATTCCCGCCTTGATTCGGATTACAACGGTTTCACCTGCCACATAATCCCATGGGAGCTGTACCAGTACTCGGGCGCGGTTTGTGGAGGCACCGGCAGCCTTCAAGTCTTGCGTTCTTAGCGTTGGTGTGGCTGTACCGAATGTTCCACCAACAAGCCCAAGATCGTCCGACGCGGGTGTTCCTGGAAGAACCGTAGCTAACGCATCCCAAACGCGAAAGTTAGTTAAAGGAATTGGGTAAGCCTGAAGCTCTTGCAAAGCGAGAATGTTCGACTTTGACATTGCTGGAGAAATTCGTCCGTTTACTCGAATATCTCCAGCAACAACTAGATCGCCTGGAATTTGGGTCGGATTTGCCATGATTGGCTCCTATATGTGTGATGAAAAATAGTGTTATGGCTGAATCCAACCGCCTGCGCTGTCGCCAAGTCCAGCGATCATACTAGCCATGTCTTTCCAGTCTGGAGAAACGTCGTCTCGTCTTTCAACGAACGAGTATAGTCCAACAAGTAGTTTGTTTCGCTCGTCAAGCTGGTAAGCCATCAAAGCGCGGTTGTCGGCGGCAACGGATCTCCATCCTTCTAGCCGCTGAGCTGCTGTGTTCATTCGCTCGGCTATGACTCGATGGCGATGCTCAGCCAGCGTGTTCGCGTTCTGCATTAGGATAGCAGAAAATCGCTCTTTGCCACTGAGAAGTCCGCTCAAAGCGGTCTGCAACTGCTGTAGTAGGGCATCTCGTTCGGTTATCTCGGTGCGAGTAGCAGTCTGCTTGGCTGAGTGCTGACGCTCGACAGACTCTACGAATTGCTGACGAATCTGCTGTAACTGCTCGTAGGTTCGATGTGTTTCAGTGTTAGCCCATTTTGCGTAAATATCGCGAAGCTGATAGATACGGTCGGAAGCCTCTATCTTTCGTTGGCGAACGTCTTGAGCTTGCTGGTACAGTTGATTCTGAACCTCAATTCCAAGCCTATCCTTGGAGTCCTTGGCTGAGAGTATGGCTTGCTTTCCAGCCAACACCCTGTTTCTTGCTTCCTGCAAAAGCGAAAACGTGCCGTTTATCAACGTGGCTTGGTACCGAAGAACCTCTTGCCTGACTGAGTGCAGTTGATTCTTTCCTTCCAACGTCCTGGTGCGCATGTTCAACTGCTGTTCGTACAAGCGCATTTCCACTTCGATCGTCTGCGATCGTATGCCGCGTTTTTGATCGTACAAACGGCTTTCACTGTCCAGTACGACTCCGCGCACGCCTCGCTGCTGTTCGTACAAGCGATGGTCGTTTTCTACCTTTTCGCGATTCAACTGATCGTTCAATCTTTGAATCTGCTCGTCTCGATCGCGATGGTTTCTCTGGGTGACATCTACAACAAGCGTAGATGTTGAAAGTCCAGCCGAAACAAGCGATTGCAACTGCGAAGATAGCTTTGCCTGTGACTCTTCGTTTATTCGAGCTAGCTCAGTTGATCCGAGACCAGTAAGAAGCGTTCTGGTATAGTCCGCGTGTTGATTGAAGTCGCTCACCAGCGAATCTGTAACGCTACGTGAAACGTCTTCGTAATCGGTGAAGTCAGGAATCAGGAAGTTTACAATCGATCTGATGCTAGACGCCTGAGACGAGTAGTCACTACTCAGAAGAGCAAGCACCGATTGATAATCCGCAACGTGAGCGTCAATTAGAGATCCAGCACTTGTTCGAATAGACCCTAAATCTGTCGATATGGTCTGATAGTCGGTATCCAGCGCTGCAAGGATTGTTCCAGCATCGGCAACAAACGTATTTACGTTGTTCGCTATGCTCGACAGCAAACCATCAATGTCGCTTAAGTGGAAGTTGTAGTTTGTGGTCAGGCTGTCCAGTTGTTGCAGGTAGTCGTCTACGTGATCGCCAAGAGTTTGATCGAGCGATGACAATTGAGCCAAAACTGCGTCAATGTGGTCGATAACATTCTGCTGCAACTGGTTTAGTTGTGTCGCGTAGCTGTCGATGTAAACCTGAAGGTTCGACGTTTGCTGTGCCAGCAATGTTCCGATCGTCAATGCGTTGTCTGAAGCGTTTTGCTCAAGATCGCCAAGACGCATGTCCATTTCGATTAGCGCAGACTTTGCCTCGGCAGCGTCAATTACAAGCTGACTCTGATTCTCCGCGATCAACGTATCAATCGCGTTCATGTACTCTTCGAGATCCGCCAGGAACACACCGGCTTGAGCATTCTGCTCTTCGGTCTGTGCGTCAAATTGATCGTGTGATGTTGCGATCAACTGAGTCCAGTTCGTTACGATCTCGTTGTAGCGAAGCTGATTGGCTTCTCTGGCGTCGTTTGCTGCTACTGTGTAGCTGTTGCACAAACTAAGCAGGACTTGCCAGGGCTGCATTCCCTCGCGAGTCAACGAAAAGTAGTTTGTAGGTGGCGTTGTGGACGTGTCTTGAGATATGCCAGTGATTTCGTAGCCTTGAGCTACAAGCCATCCCATGATGTTCTCTGGTACATTGCTGACGGTTTGAGTCGCCCACCAAATCCCCAGATACGGATTGGTTATTGTTGGCAACGATATCGTGCTCTGACCTGGACTCTGTTCTGGAATATTTGGAACATCTTGCGTTGGCATGTCTTATCTCCACTTTCCACTTTGCTCAGTTACGCAAACAGCCCCCTCCCAGCCCCATAGTCCAAGCGACGACAGCACTAGGACCATATAGACACCCCTGGCTCTCGGATAGCTACGATGGTTTACACCAGGAGCCCACGAGCCCTTGCTATGAACATAAGACGGCTCATGGTCCGGATCTGACATCAACGCTTCGATTGTAAGCTTTGCGTTGTTTGCTGCTTGCTCAGCCGAACTAGCAACAACAACCCTCCACGTCACAACAGCGCTTCCGCTGGCGGTTATTCCGTGAATCCTAAGCAGCCTTCCGAAGCTGTCTCCATCTGCCATCTGCAAAGGACCGATAGCGATGTGCGATCCTTCGTACCCAACCTTAAACGGCCAAAACGCTTGCTGCTCAGTCTCAAACAACCATGACTGATTAGCCGAAGGTATGTGAATGGCTACACTTCGCGTCGTGTGATCGTACTCGAGAACCGTATTGGCATCCGTTACACCGGCGAGTTCTAATGGAATAACGTTGTCGGACAATCCTTGAAGACCATCACCAGACGCGGAAATCGTGCATAGACCTTGGCTCGACAAAAAGTAGTATCGGTCCAAGTGATCTCTGCACCATGCCCTAGGACCAACTATTCCTACTTCCCTAGAAATGTTTTGCATGGATCCGCCGCCGACTGGATCGGCGCGTACGACCCAAAGCGAACTGGATGTTCCGACAATCAGGTAAGCGTCTTTGTGAGGAATCATGGCTACGACATTGCTGCCAATCTCACCCGCTTCTGACGGCTGGATTAC